AACCTTATAAATTAATAAAGGCTTTTTCTCAATTCTTACCCTAATCGTGCTTCGGCACTATCTCGCTAGAAGAAAAGGAAACAAATGTCCGTACCAGTAACTATCGTTGGCAATCTAACTGCCGATGTTGAACTTAAGTTCACACCACAAGGTAAAGCAGTAGCAAAGTTCTCTGTTGGAACCTCTGAAAGATTTAAAACACCTGAAGGTAATTGGGATTCAAAGAACCCAACTTTCTGGAACATTATTGTTTGGGATAAACAAGCCGAATATGTAGCCGACTCAATCGGTAAAGGCGATGAAGTAATTGTCTTTGGAAAGGCTTACACAACCTCTTGGGAAGATAAGAAAACAGGAGAGAAGCGTTCTCGAATGGAAGTAACTGCTACAAAGGTAGCCGTTTCATTAGCGAGGGCGGTAGCAAAAGTGGACCGCTATCCTTATCAGAAAGTAGCAAGCAAAGAAGATAATCCTTGGAGTAATGGAGTAACTGTTACAGGTGGCGGTTGGGCAACCACGCCATCAGACGACATTCCTCCTTTTTAAGAAACTTAATTACGAAGGGAATGTTATCCTTTCGTAATATGGAACCAACAACTCATTCAGAGGAACTGACCCCCCTCGTTGTATCAGCGATTAGATTACATGAAATCTATAAATCGCTTCTCGAGGGTGGGTTTTCTTCGGACGAGGCGTTATCCTTAATCTCTAAAATGACTAAATCGAACGATTAGGAAACCCCATGGCAAAGCCTGACTTAAATGAATTAGGTACTACTGGTCTGCGCCGTAGTGGCGGTTTCATTACTGAAGAATTTTTAAATCAACTTCGTGGTCGCAGAGGACTTCTTGTCTATCGAGAGATGGCAGACAACGACCCAGTTATCGGTTCAATCCTTTATGCAATTGAAAAAGTAACTCTCCGTCTTGATTGGAGAATTGACCCTTACGATGATTCTGACGCAGCAAAAGAAATAGCAGAGTTCGTTGACCAATGTTTAGAAGATATGAGCGACTCATTTGACCAAACACTTGCTTCAATTCTTTCAATGCTCATCTATGGATTCTCGTTCCACGAAATTGTTTACAAGGTCCGTGGTGGAGATGTTGATGACCCTAAGCGTAAATCAAAATACAAAGACGGAAAGATTGGTTGGCGTAAGTTCCCAATTCGTGCTCAAGAAACTTTAAACAACTGGATGATGGACTCAGAAGGCGGTATCCAAGGCTTCCGTCAAATTGACCCAACTGGTGGCGGCTTTAGAGAAATCCCTATTGAAAAAGGTTTGCTATTCCGTACAACTGTAAATAAAAACAATCCTGAAGGTCGTTCATTACTTCGTAACTGTTTCCGTCCTTGGTATTACAAGCGCCGTATCGAAGAAATTGAAGCAATTGGCATAGAAAGAGATTTAGCAGGACTTCCTGTTGCTAAAGTTCCACCTGAGTATTTATCGAGTGGTGCCTCAGCGGCACAGCAAGCCGTCTTAGCAGAGATTACAAGTATCGTTCAAAACATTAAGCGTAATGAACAAGAAGGCGTAATTTTCCCTAAGATGTATGACGAGAACAATAATGAAATGTTCTCTCTCGAATTACTTTCTTCAGGTGGCACTCGCCAATTTGATACAGACAAAGTAATTTCTCGTTATGACCAAAGAATCTCAATGTCGGTTCTAACTGACTTTATCCTTCTTGGACATGAGCGAGTTGGTTCGTTCTCTCTAGGCTCACAAAAGATGGACCTATGGACAATGAGTATTGATGCTATTGCTAAATCAATTGCAGAAGTATTTAACCAGTATGCAATTCCTCGTCTTATCAAACTCAATTCTATGAATTCTGAATTAATGCCTTACTTAACTTATGGTCAAGTATCTAGTGTGGACTTGGGTGAACTTGCTGATTATGTACAGAAACTCACCGCCGCTGGAGTATTAATGCCAGATGAAAACCTAGAGGCTTATCTAAGAGAACAGGCATCTTTGCCTCCTGCGGAGAACTTGGTGGATTAAATGCTTCTTGTTAATAAAGCAAGGAGAGATGAACCACGCCCCGACCCAATTCCACTAACCCCAGCCGAGCGAGAAGTAAGACGAATACTTCAAACGCATGATTCGGATTTACAAGCGGCGGCGATGTCTAATGCTGTTCGTGAAGCGTTAGATGCAAAGAATATAGAACGAGTTGTAGATGCCTTCCCTTGGGATTCTTCTGCTCAAATGATTAATCAAACCGCTTCCACCTTTGGTCAAGTAATACAAGACAACATCGGTGGTGGCTTTCCTAAAGTTGGATTTAAAGGTCGCTTTGACTTTACAGACCCAAGAAGTATTGAGTGGGCAACTAATCAATCTGCTCAGTTAGTAACAGCGGTAACGGATACAACAAGAAGCATTATTCGCCAAACTGTTTCAGAAGCCTTTACTCAGAATGTAACTGTTTACGATACCGCTAGAAAATTAAGAAGTGTGATTGGTCTAAATGACCGACAAGCAATTAGTTTTGGAAAGTTCATAGATAACTTAGATGAACAGGTGAGAGCAGGAAAGATAACTGCGGCTCAGCGACTTGCTATGGGCGAGCGCCAATACAAAAAAATGATTAAGTACAGAGCCAATATGATTGCTCGTCAAGAAATACTTATGGCAGAAAATCACGGAAGGTATTTAGGATTTACTCAAGCCGTTGAACAAGGTTGGGCGCACCCTAAGTCTATGAAACGGTGGAGTACTTCTACTGATGAACGCACTTGTGATATTTGTATGCCGATGAATGGTAAATCAACTGTATGGAATGAATCTTTTCCTAACGGAGTATTCAATCCACCTGCTCATATTATGTGCCGTTGTTCTATTTCATTACTTGAGCCCGACTCATCACTTGCTCAATCTTTTATGCCACCAGCAAAGATTGCTCCACCTGTTATTGATATTCCAATGCCTTTACTTCCAACACTTCCTATTGGTAATTTGAAAGCACCACAAGACGCAATAGATGAAGCGCATAGCAGAGCCTCAGGAGTAAGCACTTTTCAATACGATGCAGGACAAATTGAAAACCTAAATGTAACTACTGAAGCAGTTATTTTTAATGGCACACCTCATACTGAAATAAGAATGAAACTTACTGATTCTGCTAAAACGAGATTAACTCAAGCCGCAGAAAAGTCGATAGCAAAAGACGATGGTATGTGGAGTAAGGCTGATGCTTTCTTACTTATTGATAGAAAAGCAGGAAAGAAAATAACTTTTGCAGAAATCCCTCCCGATGTATCAGAACGACATACCCTTCGCAGAACTGTTTATAACTCAACTGAAGGAGGCGCTTCTTTTGTTGATGAAGATTTATCCTCTAAAACTTTTACTCGGTATATGCCTAACGGAACTGCTATTCGGGTTGTAGTATCTAAAGAGGCTTACGCTTACGATGGAATGGTTCGAGTAATGATTCCGGGGCGAGCGACTCCAGTTCAAATAGAAGCAGTTATGAAAGAATTAGGAGTAACTGCAAATCGCTTGCCGTCTGATGTTGATATTGAGAACATGAAACAAGCACGCATCATTAGTTTATTTACTCCAAAGTTCGGTAGCACTCTTACTAAAGCGCCTATTGAAATTAAGAAGCAGATTGATTTAATCACTAAAACCTATGGTTTCACTTTAGATGAAGTTGTAACAGAACTAGATGCTGACGGTGCTTTGCGCTTCCTTTTACCTGAAAGAGTTGCAAAAGAACTTGCTAAGACCACAGGCGTTAAATCTATGACTCACAGTCTTGGCGGTTATCTTTACGACATACCTCAAGATGAAAAGAACCAAAGAATTGCAAACTTCTTTATCGGTAACGCCAAACTTCTTTCCAATGTTCAGAGAAAAGGTCGCGGAACTGGCGGTATGGGTATCTCTGAAGCAGAAGATGTTAAAACAGGTGGCGCTGATTATGTTTTTATTCGACCTACTACAAAAGGATTAGATGATGCAGGTCGTTTCTCAGGAACAGTTGTTTTTAATCCTGAGAATCTACTACGGCGTACTGACTGGTTTGCATACGCTGGTGATAGTTATGGAGTAAAGAATCCTAAATACTTTGGTCGTTACTTTAATGGGTACAACAGAGAGAACTTGAACTATATTGAAGAACTAACAAGTCCTAGTGGTCGTGCTGAAGTTATGTTTCAGGATGCAGTCGATACAAAAGACATTCATTCAATTGTTGTGGACCCAGAAACACGAGATGGTGCGCTCGCAATTCTTAAGGGATTAGGTATAGATGAGTGGTATGGGCGTAAAATAGAAGATGTGATTATCTTGTCTCAGGAGTATCGATGAACCCAACAGAAGATTTAATCCTTACACCTCCATTGTGGGGTTTAGGTAGAACGCCCAGCGTTCTAGCCTATGGACCTTTCGTTGCTGAACGAGGTAAGAATCGATTAGTGGGAATGTATCTTCGCCAAGAAGATGATGAAACAATTGTCTTTTGGGACGGAAATAGAGAACGCTACTTTGCAGAAAATGAAATAACTCTAAGAGGCATGGAAATCAAAGACGCAGACCTCGTTGAGTTAGACCCTGACCGAGCAGGACTTACAAAAGAAGATGTTATAAGTAAAGCGTTACTAGCCTTCCAACCGCCTGTCTTATGAAAGAATAATCCTATGCCATACACAATAGAAACTAATGCCGCCGACTGCGATGGCTTTGCTGTAGTTGATGAAGGTGGAGAAACTGTTGGTTGCCATAAGAACCGTCAAGATGCTTTAAAGCACCAACGAGCCTTGTATGCCAATGTTCCTGATGCAACAGAAAAAGAAGGACCAACAGTTAGTGATGTTCATGTTCCTACTGGTATGGGTCGAGTTCGAGTAAAGAAACCAACTCTAAGCAAGAGTGTGGATACGCTAATAACGCAACACGATATGTTGCACAAACAAACAGATACTCCTAGCGAGGCTCAACTATTTGTTCACCACAGCATTATGGAAGAAATCTTAAAAGCAGGACAAGAGTGTGATTGTTCTTGTGGCAAATGGAGCGAGGCGTTGGTAATTGATTCAGTAGAAACTGAATTAGAAACTCTTATCAAATCAGAAAACCGTTCCCTTGGTCCAGTAAAAGGGATTATCCAAACAGGTATTGATAATGGATATAAGTTTGCTGATGTATTGCAAATGCTCGACATAGGTGGCTACATGATTGTTGTTCGTCCTAAAGAAGTAAAGATAGAAAGTGATGAAGTAGAAGAATCTGCCTCACTCATTGAAAAGATTAGAGAACTTATTAGTAAAGAAAAATCTACACCCGATACTTTTGTGCCGCCTAAAGCAGTACAAGAAGAAGCAAAGCGTGCGCTCGCTTGGATAAAAGAAGGACACGCAGGAGCAAACTTCACAAGCGTAGGTCGCACTCGCGCATCTCAACTAGCCAATGGAGAGGGAGTATCAAGAGATACTCTCGCCCGTATGAAATCATTTCTTGCTCGTCACGAAGTTGATAGAGAAGGACAAGGTTATAAAGTTGGTCAGACTGGGTATCCGTCTCCTGGTCGGGTTGCGTACGCTGCTTGGGGTGGGGATGCAGCGAAGACTTGGGTAGATAAATTATTTCGACAATATGACTTAGCAAAGTCTTTTGGTGAAATAGAAACAGTATTCAAGGCTGACGAGAAAAGATTTACTTTAGGTCCTTGGTACATTCCCGATACCGCTGATGCTCATAATGAGTGGACAGATACAGAAGAATTGCAAAACGCTTTATGGAATTATGTTAAAAAAGGGGACCGCCGAATCCGACTTCAACATAACAAAGATGTTGTTGCTGGTGAATGGCTAGAAACTATGACTTGGCCTTACCCTGTAACTGTTCCTGTTACAAAAGTAGATGGCACAACAGAAGCCGTTACTTATCCAACTGGAACTGTATTTATGGGAGTTCAATGGGAACCTTGGGCGTGGGAATTAGTTAAGAAAGGCAAACTAACTGGGTATTCTATTGGCGGTAAGGCTGAAAGAATGTTAGTTGATTTGCCTGAAGGAGCATAACTATGGAAGAAGTTATTAAACACGGAAGTCATAATCAAGCAAGCCACGGAAAGAAAGGTGGCGGTGCTGGTGCTGGTGGATTAAGTCCTGCCGATGATAAAAAAGTAGATGGACTTGCCGTTGATATGTATAACCACAAACAATCTATGCCTTTAGATGTTAGAACAGGAAAGAACACTCCTAGGGCTCAAGCGTATAGAACAGAAGCAACTCGAATAATTGATAGTGCTGCTAAGATTCTTGGAACAGGACCACAAGCGGCTTTTCAAGAACTCAATAGAAGAATGGGAGTTGGCGGTTAATGGAAATACTTCTGCACCGCCGAATCACAAAAGCAGAATGTCCTACTGCTACAAAAAATGTAGCCACTAATCTTAGAAATCGAGAAAAGGCAATTAAGTCTGCCGCCTACGGACCGCTTAACCCTGAAGAAGCCAATACAGAGTTTTGGAACGCAAAGGCTAAACGCTGGGATGTTAGTATTGAACAAGCAAAGAAATCTCTTTGTGGTAATTGTGCCGCTTTTATTCGAACACCTGAAATGTTGGAATGTATTAAAGAAGGATTAGCAACTGGCGATGAAAGAAGCGAAAACTCTTGGGATGTTATCAACGCTGGCAAACTGGGCTATTGCGAATCCTTCGATTTCAAATGCGCTTCGTCTAGGACTTGCGATGCGTGGATTACGGGCGGACCAGTCAGGTAATTTAAGACAGCCGAAATAACCAAGGTAATTTGTACAGTTAAATGTACAGAATAAAAAAATAACCACTTAATGAAGTTCTCTTAACACCTGTTATGGCGTGATACTTACTCCTGCAAGCACCACTAATCCCAAGGAGGAAAGTATGACTCAAGCAATACGACCATCAATTCAAGATGCAATTACCGCTATCAGAAAACTTCGTAATGAAGTTCCTGAATTCAATCCTCACGATGCCGATTCTAAAGACAAGATTGAAGAATTCCATTTAACTATTCACGGCTTAGTTATGGTTATTCAAGAAGAAATTGGCTTTGAAAACTACGAGCAAACACTCAAGTTCATCGACCAAGAGATTAAGAATCTCGCCTCTGCGGAGGTGGCGTAATGAAAGCGCTCGCAGTTAAAGGTTTAACTCAGATTAATGATGTCGCCGACCCTATTCAAGAACTAAGTCTTAAAGGTGAGATTTCAGTTATTGAGTTTGGTAAAGAAGAATTGGTAAAGAAATGTTATGACTTTATCGGAACAGATATTGTTGAAGCCGTTCATCTTCCTTCATTAGGTGTAACTATGTGGCTCGATGAAGAAGGTAAGTTAAAAAATAATGTCTTACCTAATCTTGACGGAACTTTTTTATTTATGAAAGAGTTTATGATTCAAGATGTAATTATGGGTCATGTTGTATTTACTTCAGACAAGACCGATGAAGAAGGTTGGGCATTAGGACTTGAAGATGAACAACTTGAAACACTTAAGAAGTTAATCCTTCTGATGCAAAGCAAGCGACCTGATACTGCGTTTGCTACCGATGTTCTTAACAACGACCCAAGGAGATAACAATGGCTAAAGTTTTAGAAACGACAGGATTTACTTACGAAGGAGTTCTGAATAAGAACCCTGATGTGCTGATTGATTGGTTTGATGATTTAGGAACAAATAATCCTCACTCATTCCTTTCAAACTTTTATTATTCACCTTTCAAAGTTTATGGAAGGGTGTGGGCAACTTCTGAACACGCATACGCCGCTCAGAAAGTTTATGAAGTAGATGAGGACTTGTATCTACGGATTAATCGCTCAACAGACCCTCAAGAGGCAAAGACTCTAGGACGAACCGCTCCTGCTATTCGACACGATTGGGAAGAAATTAAATATAATGTTATGAAAACTATCGTGGCTGAAAAGTTCCTTTCTACACCAATGCTAACTGATGCTCTTTTGGGAACTGGAAATGCCTACCTTCAGGAAGGCACCTTTTGGAACGATAAAGTGTGGGGAGTAGATTTATTAGGAACAAAGCCTGACGGCTCAACTTATATTATCGAAGACCCTTTAATGCGTAGTGGTAGAAACTGGCTAGGCACTATCTTGATGGAAGTACGAGCCCAAGTCCGACTAGGTATTGCCACTTCTTCTCTAACAAAGTAAGTTCGTCCCTAGCAATAGGGGAAGATTGCTAGAAACAGGCACCCAACAGAAATCGTTGGGTGTCTTTTCTTTTGTGGCGTTGCGCCTAAAAATTATGAACCATGTGTTACTCTTTTTCTACCGACTAAATGGGTTTGCGTATTCAATTATGCAAATGTTATACCCCCAACAGTCAAGGAGGATAAATGGCTAAGGCAAAGAAAATGGTACGCCTTGCTGTTGATGAAACGAGCGGAGTGGACCATCCAGCACACCTTTCTGAAGGTTGGCTTGTAATGAAATCTGCTAA